CACGGGTCTCTGTTTCTGGTTCCCACCACGAACCACCCGCTGATGGTTTGCGGTCGTATACGATGACCTCATGATCCGTGGACCTGAGTAATTCCCATGCGACAGACATGCCTGTGGGTCCGGCACCCACGATGTGGACTCGCATTTATAATAGGGTACCAAAAATATTACGCTGGAAGATACAACACATTCCGCGTGAGTTGATAGAAAATCATGACATACACCGTCAACACAGTTTGAAAGTCGAGGTACGGCATGGATGTTCACAGACGAGGGGTTAGAGTTTAGAATATAGATTGATACTTAATTACCATTATACGTCCAACAATTTATAGTGTATCTTACTGTACCATTTTTTAATTCATTTGTGTAGTGTGGATGTGTCCAATACGGCGGAAATGCCACAGCTTGTCCCATTTTTAATTTTATTTCTCGTTTATGTTCTGGAAAGCATAATTCACCTCCATTGTAATCATCATTAAGAGCTATTATGATACTCATGTTTCTTATTTCAGAAACTTTGCAGTATCCATCTTGTGTTGTTTTCGTAACCAAACCATCTTTATGTAACTGTGTCGGTCCTTTTATTTTTCTTAGAGTGGGTGTATCAAAACCACTCATAGATATGTTATATTCTTTTTTAAAAGTATTACAGATATGTAATATCTTATCCATTATGAGATTACAAACTTTCTTCTCACCTTTATTCAAAATCTCCGCGATATTTACACTATCCGCGAGAACATTTTTCGATGGTTCATACACTTCTCGGTCTATAACCGCGTGTTTGTTTATAATATCTGTTATATAATCACACTCCTCAGCAGTGAATATGTCATCGAATAAAAATATACAATCAGGTGGGTACATCTCTATAACTAAATTATTTTATGTTTAAACATATTCACCGCGATGACGAGAATTTTAAGGTTTTGTTTGAAAAAGACATAGTCTCTACATAAATGGTAAAATGGTTTATGTAGGGGCATACAGTGTTTCAAATCAAAAGACGAGAATAATTGCGAAGCAATACCATGTTTTTTCATTTTTAAAAACACAAAAAACTTTTTTTATTTTTTCAGAAACTTTTCAAAGAAGAAAGTGTATAAAAAAATAATTTTTTTATTTTTAATTTTCGAGATGACGAGAATTTTCAAATGGACTCGATTTAAAGATTTGCGACGTACATGTATAAATGAACTCTGTACTCAAAATTGTACCCGGTCACAAGGGTGTGATCGTGGGGAGCCGAGAAGACATGATACAACGGACACTTCGACAGAGTCGCGTAAAACTCACGACTAAATATATATGGAATCCGAATCGTATGACGTACATGACGGTACATTACCTTCCCGACGGAACTCCGTATAATGCCATGACGTTAAATAATAAAATATCTCGATATGATAAGGATGCGGACATGTGTCTCGCTAAAAGTTCACCCTCCGACAAAACAGAAACGTAAAACGTGGAAGTTTGCGGTTGAATTTCTATGGCGCAAGAGATTCACAAAAAGTCAAGGTGAACTTGGTTCTTGGACTCGAGATCAGTTAATAGAACTCGGTCCAACATTTGTAAAGTTAGGCCAAATTGTATCAACGCGCGCAGACCTTTACCCTGTAGAGTTTACACGAGAGCTTGAATCTTTACAGGATAATGTCCCACCGATAGACGAGGGATGTGTAAAAGATGTTGTAAATGCGAACAATGTATTTTCAGAGTTTGAATATGTACCATTTAAATCGGCGAGTATAGGTCAAGTACACAAAGCTAAGTTATTGGATGGACGTGAAGTTGTAGTGAAGATAAAACGCCCCAATATTTACGATATAATGAAACGCGACACTGATAATATAGTGGATGTCGTGAACTTTTTAGAAAAGGTGGGGGTAGACACGGGTGCGACTTCCGGTCGTGTACTCGAAGAGTCCATCGATTACCTATTATCTGAATCTGACTATGTGAAAGAGATGAATAATGCGAATCGCATGCGACGCGCTTTTAAGGGTGTGAAATGGGTAAAAATACCACGCGTGTATCGCAAACTGTCGAGTGAAGACATGATAGTCATGGAATATGTAAAATCGGAAAAACTTACGGAAATACACGACGAACATGTAAACCCCAAAAAGGTGTGCGAAGCGCTCATCACATCTTATGTGATTCAAACCATGGAAAAGGGGCTTTTTCACGCCGACCCACACCCGGGAAATATAGGTTTTTCTAAAAATGGTAAACTCGTGTTTTATGACTTTGGTCTTGTGATAGATATATCTGATGAACTCAAAAAAGGTTTCCAAGACCTGTTTAAATGCATCATAAATAGGGACACAAAAGGTATAGTACAGACACTCATAAAACTAAATATAATAGTTCCGACGACGAGTGATACCAGTGACATTGAAATATTTTTCAAGACCGCACTGAACTATCTCGAGACACTCGATGGTGGGAGTTTCAAGAATGATATTCTCGAAGATGAGATACTCTTATCTCTCGCACAAAAGAAACCATTCACGATTCCTACATCATTCGTGTATCTCGCGAAAGCATTTTCTACGGTGGAAGGTACGTGCATAAAACTCGATGAAAATTTCAATTATTACGAATACCTCGAACCCATGATACGCGATCAATTCACAGATTCTTTCGATATTCAAGACGTGTTTTCGACATCATTTGAAATGCCTTCGCGTATAAAAAACATAAGCACAGCTGTCCTGGGCTTGGAAGAGTCCAGGGCATCTATGAAAAGATCGTTAGAAAAGACGAGAAAGGAAATGCGTTATGCGCAGTATAGTGTGTTATCTGCGGTCATAGCTGGGAACATGGTAGAACACTTACCTTCTTTTACATTATTGTCTGCGTTGAGTGCATGGTTCGCGTTTACTTCTTATAAAAGTCGATAGAAACCTCTTCTGTTGGTTTCTTTTCTTCGGCAAAGAAAGCTTTGTGGCTTTCCAAAATCTCACGGGATCGAGTCTTTTCACCCTCTGCGATTTCGGAAAGACGCTCACGAATAGACGTAAAATCGTCAATTCGCTGTTTCTTCATCTTTTTTCCGTACTTCTTGAACTTCTTTCGAATCGCGTTTATGTTAGCTTGGTTCGAGGCAATAGATAGCATGTTAATATAACATTACAAATTAATATTCAATCTTTTCAATTTTTCTTCGAATTCACGTCTTTCACCAGGTGATTCAATCTTTTCACCGGTGGCGATAGCCCTGATTTCAGGTCCAGTTAAATGCATGGCATCCGCGCGGAAATCCTTGAATGCCTCCATCGTGACGGGGACGAGGGGTTTGACCAGTTCGTAAATCGCATTAGCATATTCGCGAATTTCCATTTGGGCGTGTTCATCCATACGTAGATGAAGGTAATGCATGAGATTGTGAAGGTTGATCTTCCAATAGAATTCTGTGTACGTCGATTGTGGAAGGTTACCACGCGCTTGTTCTCTACACGTACCTCTATCAAGAAGGTCTTGGTATAACTCAAAAGATTCACTGAGTTTTTCGGAAACCTTTGACGAGAGTTCTTCCCCTACATCTACGACACCTTCTGAACCTTGATTGTTTACTTTGGATTGCCCGCGTAAAACGTCTGGTTCGTAGTATTGTGTCGGAACGACGGAGTATCTGGCGGAGAGTTCGTTGATGCTGGCCATGCGGTGGCGCATGTGCTGTCGAGCGATATAGATGGGCATCTTGATGTGAAACTTGAATTCCACCATTTCGAAGGGTGTTGTGTGCCAGTGTCTAAGGAGATATCGAATAAGTCCCCGGTCTCCCCTTGATGATTTAGTCCCATCTCCATACGAGACTCTGGCGGATTGTACGATGGCCGCATCCACATCTTCCCGAGGCATGTGGTCCACGAGGCGAACAAATCCGTGATCCAAGACATCTTTTTGCATTTACATAAATATAACGTTAAATCTTTAATCCCATGACATTCTCTCTTTGAGGCGTCTCAATAGATAAGGGGTAAGTTCCATTAGAGTACCAACTGGTATGTACCTGTAATCGATACCTATATTTTTGCCCAATCCTAAAAGTTGTGCTGTCACGTATTGTTCCCTGTCAAATCTTTTTGCGTATATGAGAGATTTTTCGTTGTGCGTCGCTAACATTGTGTGGGCGTTTGGGCACGTGAGTGAATATGTCATACCTTGTGAGTATTGTCTATCTACACTCGATTTCTTATCAAGTAAACCGGGTTGTCTTTTTAGATACGCACCTCTCACGAGTTTTAAACCTAATTTAAATCCATCCAAATGCGCATTTTCTATATCTTTCGATAATTCCGCAACTCCAAATTTGCGATACATTTGATATGTTTTATATACGTTAACTTCGTATTTCGTGTTATGTTCGGCCATCATGGTATAACATATCTCTGGATACAAGACATCTTCGGCATCTATACATATCTTTACACCCCTGGATTTGGCGTGTTTTATGATAGAATGTGCGTAATCTCTGGCTTCCGATTCATTTTCCCTCGAACCAAAGCTTGTAAGTTTTATGGCACACATTGAACCTATTGGAACCGATGTGATCAGTCTCTTCGTCGTCTCTGCTATTTCATAAGCTTCCGATAATTTACAATTTTCTTTTGCGTAATCGACTATTACCTTCTCACCTCTTCTGTGTACAAGTTCCATCACTCGTGGAAGCTCTTTGAATGTTGCCGCATATCTAAGCATACTTTATTTAAGATATTTTTCATCTAGGTCATTCTTCATATCATCTATCCCCTTATAGTATCTTCTGAGGTCCTTCATGAACCGCTTATTCTTTTCGAGGCATTCGCAATCCAATTTATTAAGGTATATCCAAGCTAAATTTGATTTTGAGTATCTCGTTTCCTTTTGATTTTGATTTGGTCTTCTTGGAATGACCTTTTTCTTTACGGTCTTCTTGAGTGGTTCCGTGCGCTTCGTGAAACTGATGGCTTGCATTACCGTGTCCGCGAGATCATCTTTTTTCTTTGATTCTTTAAATATAGGTAACCAGTGTTCATTTATAGGATTATCATTCAAAAACGCTTCACAACGTTCAATAGATACCTTTTTACGTTTAAGATACTGTGCTTTACCTGGCCCACACACATCCGGTATTTTAAACTTTGCGTCATAAATAATAGTTTCGGACTTAGGTGCTTTTATTACAAAGTACGCGTGTAAGAAATTTTCTACCATTTTCATCTTCTTATTGCGGTCTGGCTGTTTTTCTATGAGAATCGTATCCGTGTCCAATACCCAAGGTTTTTCATCGAGATGGTTTCGCATAGATACGAATAATCCATCTTTTGACTCAGGTGGAACACCCGATACATCCCAGTTCATCACCAAATTACATGAATCATCAAAACGACATATTGCTAAGTTACGTATGCCTACGTCTATGCTCACTATCATTGATTTAAAGAAAAATTATTTCTTTATGTATTATAATGAAGAACGCGAACATAAACACAGTCCTTTTGATTGTATCCATCCTCGCATTGGCCGTGTGGCTTGCATCCATCAGGATGCGAGAAAACCTTAAGGGTGATTCCAAGGCGGTTGCCTATGTGAGAGATGCCGACCCAAAGAAGTTCATTAACCCATACATAGTGTATGGTATGGCTAAAGAACTCACCGATGACGAAGAGAAGCTCGCCAGAATTATCCCACTTGCGGAGGCGAACAAACGCGATGCCCTCATCAAACACCTCGAATCTTTGTAAATGTATTTTTGTTTTTAGTGGTCACAGTACACCACAGAGAACAAAAATGTAATTTAGCGCTTCATACCAGGCAATCTACCGGGCATCTTCATACCTCTCATATTCATGTTTTTCATTTTAGATTGACCCGCTGGAGACAGACCCATGACTATCATGGCGACTACCAATAGACAACATATTCCAGCGACGGCCATTATTCCGTATTTCATTGGTCCGGTCACCGCACCAATCACGTTCGAAGCCGCATTACCGACCGAGTCAACGACTTCGGCGGCACCCCCAGCCTTAGATTTCGCTTCTGCGTCAATTTGGGCTATGGTATCTTGGACGACTGAATTCTTCGTCACAGCCGTAAGAATGTTCTTTGTCACCGCTTGCGCCGCGAGATCAGCGGATATATTTTGTCTGAACGACAATTGCTCACCATCCAAACATATGGTTTCACCTATCTCGATGTTTCCTTCTTGAACGTTTACGGCTTTGTTAATGGTCTCGGTGAGGTTATTCGTTTCCAGTTGGGTCTTAACTATATTTTCAATTTCAGTATTAATATTTTGGTTTACATTTTGTTTATCACCGAATTGAAGAT